CACTGGCGATGGATCGACAAAGCAATTCGCGATGCTGCGCGCGCTCGGCGGCTATGCCGAGCCCGTTTCCTGGATCACCGACGTGTCCGCTGTCTATTTCGATGGCGTGTCTATCCCCGGGGCTGCCTTTGGTACGCCACCCGCGCCGGTGCTCTCGGGCGTTTCCGGCGGCACATTCGGCAATGTCACTTATTACGCGAAGGTCACCTGGGTAACGGCGGCCGGCGAGATGCCGGCCTCGCCCGAGGCGAGCATCACGCTGACGCCCGGCGAATTGCTGCACGTCGCCTCGCCGCCGTTTTCCGTGCCGCCGCTGTCGACAGGCTACAATGTCTACGCGGCGACGGCGGCCGGCCAAGAGGTCTTGCAGAATGGCGATACGCCGATCCCTATCGGCACAGCCTGGACGATGTCGGACACAGGCCTGGCGACCGGTACGTCCACTCCGCCGACAACAAATCAATATGCCTGGGCGGTGTCGGCGCAGACCGGGCCCGGCATGCTCTCATTCGCAACGGCGCCGCCCACCGGCATGGCGATCACCGCCGATTTCACCTTCGCTTATGTTTGCCGCTTCCTCGACGATCAGGCTGATTTCGAGAATTTCATGAAGGGGCTGTGGCAGGTGTCGAGCCTCAAATTTCGCAGCGTGAAGCCGTAAGGACAGACGATGCGGTCGGCCTCTCCCGAACTTATCGCCTACATCAACCAGATCCGGGCGCAGACAGATGCGCAATTGACGCTGGCCAACTGCTTCTTGTTCCAGCTCGCGACGGGGGTGCAGCTCGCATACACGGATGTCGATTACCCGGTGACCCTCAATGGCGTCACCTATACGGCGAATGCGCTCCAAGTCTCGGGCCTCAAGTTCAAATGCGCAATCGGCGTCGATCCCGACGAGCAGCAGATCACCTTGGCGGCGAAGTCGACGGATACGATCGGCGGCGTGCCCGCGCTTGCGGCGATCGGCAAGGGCATTCTTGATGGCTGCGAGGTCAGCCGCTCTCTCGTCTTCTTCGATGGGAGGCTGGGACCGATCATCGGTTCAGTTTTGCTCTTCAAAGGTCGGGTCGGCAGAGTCGATAGTGTCGGGCGCACGCGGGCGAAGATCACGGTCAACTCCGACCTGATCCTGCTCGATATCGACATGCCACGAAATCTCTATGCGCCCGGCTGTCAGCATGTGCTCTATGACGCTGGTTGCACGCTTAGCGCAGCAAATTTCGGAACCGAAGGTAACGTCGAATCCGCGGACAATGCGACGATCGTCTGGTCGGGCGCCAACAGCAATTATACGCAGGGCAAACTCCTCTTCACGTCTGGTATCAACAATGGTCTTGCCTTTACGGTAAAGGCCGTAAGCGGCAACCTGCTCGCGCTGGCCTATCCGATGGAGGACGTGCCGGCGGCCGGCGACAGCTTCACGGTCTATTTCGGTTGCGACCATTCGATGGGAACCTGCCGGGACAAGTTCAATAATCTGCAGAATTTCCGCGGCTTTCCATTCATCCCGCCGCCGACTTTCTCTGTCTGACCTGAACGGCATCACTATGGAATCAGAAGAACGTCGACGCGTCGCTGACGAGGCGCGGAGCTGGATTGGCACGCCTTATCACAATTGCGCCGACGTCAAAGGCGAGGGCGTCGATTGCGGCATGCTGATCGTGCGCTGCTTTGTCGACACGGGTTTGTGCGGCGCCTTCGACCCGCGTCCCTATCCGCCTGATTGGCATCTGCATCGCGGCGAAGAGAAATATCTTGGCTTCGTCTTCGATCGATGCGCCGAACTGACTGAGCAAGAAGAGGCGCAAGCCGGCGATGTGATCGTCTTCAAATATGGCCGTTGCTACAGCCACGGGGGCATTATCATCGACGCCTCCGCTGGCCGCGGCAAGATCGCTTTCGTGCATGCGTTTTGGCCGGCGAAAAAAGTCATCGGAGACCGGCTCGATCGTAATTTGCAGCTTTCACATAAAGATCGGGCACATCGCATCTTCTCCTATTGGAAAAGCCGTACCGTCTGAGCATCTGCCGCCGCGAATCCGGGTGAAGGTCACAAACATCCATGTCGTTTCTCCGCACGCCGTCGCAGCCGGTCACGACGCCGACCTACACCGGTCTTCAGCTGCAGACGTCGTCGTCGGCGATTCCAATTCCGATTGTTTATGGCGTCAGCAAAGTTGCGCCCAACATTCTCTGGAATGGCGGCTTCGCCGCGCATTACGACAATTCAGGAAAGGGCGGTGGCAAGGGCGGCGGCGGTTCGACGGGGAAGAACGGCAACCAGCCGCCTTCATCCTACACAACAGCGATCATGCTCGGCCTCTGCGAAGGTCCGATCTTCGATCTTGGCTACGTCTGGGACAATTCGACAATCTCGATCTTGTCGCAGGTCTCGACGATGTCCGCTGCTGGCTGGCTGGACGGGGACATCGGGCAACCCGTCTGGAATTACCTGCAAGACACCTATCCAGACCAAGCATTGGCTTATGCCGGTACGGCGATTGTCTTCGACTACCAAATCTCGATGGGATCGTCGGCGACGCTCGACAGCTACTCATTCGAGGTCCAGGCTCAATTTTGCAAGACCGGCTTCAACGGCTATGACGCCGATCCGGCCCTGATGATCACTGATTTTTTGACGAACGCCTTCTATGGCGTTGGTTTTCCGTCCGCCAGCATCGCGGGCGCGACTCTGACCGGCAATTCCGGCGACGCGTCGGTTCAGAGTTATTGCCGGGCAGTCGGCATTGCGCTTTCGGCCGCATTAACGAATCAAGAGACGGCATCGCAAACGCTCAGTCGCTGGTTGCAGCTCCTAAACTGCGCTGCTTTCTGGTCTGAAGGCCTCCTCAAGTTTGTACCCTATGGCGATACGGCCGTGACGGGTCCGCTCTATACCGGCGGGGATATTGGCTTCTCGACGAGCAACACGTCGCAGTCGACCAGCTTCGTCGTGGTTCCGCAGCAGCAGATCGGCACTTGGACATTCCAGCCAAATGACACGCCGGTTTATGATCTCACAGACGACGATTTCATTTATGCGGACGGCGACGACCCGGTGCAGATCGCCCGCGTCGATCCCTACCTTGCCTATAATCGGCAAGATGTGGAAATCGCGCAGCGGACAAATTTTTACGACGCAACGCCGATCACTGTTTTCGACCAAGCGGCGATTGACAAATATGGGCTGCGTATCGCCCCGCCTGTCACCGCGCATGAAGTCTGCGATCCGGGCATCGCCCAGACAGTCGCGCAACTCATTCTGCAGCGCGGCCTATATATCCGCAATCATTACACGTTCAAGCTCTCTTGGGAGTATTGCCTCCTTGAACCGATGGATCTCGTCACCCTCTATGACGAAGGCCTCGGGCTTGATGGCGTCGCAGTTCGGATCATCTCCGTCGAAGAAGATGATCAAGGTCTTCTTTCGGTCACTGCGGAAGAATTTCCTCCGGGTGTTGCGACGCCCGTCGAATATTTCGTCCAGCAAAAGAATTCGGCGGCCTTCGCTGCCAATGCGCCGGCGAGCCCGGTCAATGCACCAATCATTTTCGAACCGCCTTACGGGCTAGCTGACGGTTTGAGCGTATGGATCGCCCTTAGCGGCCAAGTCGTTTCAACGTGGGGCGGCTGTTACGTATACGCCTCATCGGACGATACGAGTTATCAGAAGATCGGAGAGGTCAACGGCCCGGCGGTCATGGGCCTTACCCGAGAAGATTTGCCTCCTGTGGCCTCGCTATTCGATTTCGGCCAGGTCACCGTCGATACGGCACATATTCTGGATGTCGATCTGACGGAATCGAATGGCACGCTCAATTCTGCTTCGCAGACCGATATGCTTGCAGGCAATACAGCCTGTTATGTTGGCGCATTGTCAGGCGCAGGCGAGATCATCGCCTATCAGAATGCAGCGCTGAAATCGGCTTCCAGATATGGGCTCTCTGTTATTCAGCGCGGCGCGTTCGATTCAACAATATCCGATCACCCCGCGGGCTCAACTTTCTGCAAGCTTGATGGCCATATATTCAAATATCCCTATCTCGCGGGACAAATTGGCCAAAAGGTTTATCTGAAGTTCCAAAGCTTCAACGCGTTCGGTGCAGGCCTGCAGGATCTCGCGGACTGTGGCACTTACGTCTATACGATCACCGGCTCACCGCTGCTGTCGGCACTTGAACCGCCGCAAAATCTGACGACGAGCTTCGGCTCGAACGGCTTCGCGCAGATCTCGTGGGACGAGATCGATGATCCACGCGGCCAGCCGCGTTATGAGATATGGACAGGCGCCACGCCGGAGGTCGCGCAGCAATGCGGCGACGTCGCACATCCGCCCTTCACCCTGCCGCAGGGTGATGGCACCTACTATCTCAGGGCTTATCTGCAGCCGCTGCCGAACATCACGGTGACGAGCGATTTCTCGCTAGGCCTGACGATCGCCGGCGCGATCATCGTCATCAACAATCTCGCGAGCTTCGACCAGGCGGCCGAGAATTGGCCGGGCACATTGGTGAATTTCAGCGTCACCGGCAGCTCACCAAACGAAAGCCTCCAGCTCGCCGGGGCCACGGTCGTCGATCTCGGACCAGTGAGCGTCGCAGCCACAGTGGCCGATGACTTCGGCTCCGTCATTGATGACGTCTTCAGCATCCTCAATCTCGGTTCGCTGTCACCGTCGAATGGATAAAGGAAAACGCCCTATGCTTCGCGAGGTCCATCAGCATCTCACCGAGATCAAAGCGCTGCAGACGATAGAGGGCGCGCGGACGGTCGAATCGGGCTGGACCGATGGCCTGGGCGGTA